AATTAGGCGCAAGTTCGTAGGGTTGATGGTGATATGTAATTCCAAGGTCGTCAAGCTTGAGAAACTTCTCAATCTCCAACTCAGGTAAGCCGAGCAATCCTGGGGCTTTAGATTTAAGCTTGTTATACAGTCTGTCACTGTGGTTTGACCTGCTGATATGCTTGATATTAAGTGACTCAAGTAATCGGACGGTAATATCTCGGTGCTTTCCAATGTCATACTTCCACTCTCCGCCTGATCCTTCTTCCCATCGGCTGATTTGGGGAAAGTCAATCTCATCTCCAACGCTTACTACTTCATCTGGCTTGTATGCCTTAATGAACTTGGCGAGCGCCGTGGTGGCTTGCTCGTCATGGTATGGAGCTTGCAGGTCGCTAACGACCACTATAGTTTTCACTCAGGCCAAGTCCCGTCCAACACCATTAAAGCAATGGCGCTATAGTTGAGCATATCTAGGAAGCTATCGCGTAACGATTCGTTCTTTGCGTCTTTGCCTGTATCGACAAGGTTGTTGATACGAGCAAACTTATCCCACATACGCACACGCAGTCCGTTGAGTGGACCGCCAGGTGACTGAGAGATATTCTTAGGACCGTAATCGTGATGCTTCTTGAGAAGCAGGTTGCCAGCGCCATCGAAGATGGCCCACATGTTCACGCTAAAATCATCTACTGGTTCTTCAACTAGCTGGATTTTCTCGGTCATTCAACCTACCCCTTTTCATGGTCTTCTCGCCTTTGTATATGTAATTATCTGTATTAGGATCTAAATCATAGCACACATATGTGATAGAAGTATCATCATATGAGATGGGCGATTCGATTTGGTCTAAGACCCAGAAGGCTAGCGATACTCGTCCGCCGTCAAGCGGACCGCCGATAAATTCTTTCACGACTCTTGGCTGTAAATAATCGCAGGCTCGGAAGTATTGTGATCGTACTGGCTGGCTATCTTGATAGCGGCTTTAATCTGCGCCACTGCTTCGTCNGCNGTCTTAGGTACGCCGTATGCAGAGAGAGCGCCTATGGCATAGGCAGCGCCAGAGCCAGCAGCATAGATGTTGCGCTTNTCTCTAGCCCANGTCCAGTCATCNCCAATGGCATAGATAGTAGAGCTAAGCGAGACGAGAATAGTGTTGCCTATATCTTTGTCTGGCGTGTAGCCAACATCTTCGTANTCAGCTTTCCACATAGGGATTAGCTCAGTAGTAAAGAACTTATCTAGNGCGTCNACGCTTGCATCGGTAGGCGGCTTAGGGAACGCGAAAGAGTGTTGCATAATCTGCGCTGTACGAAAGTCACCAGCGACAGCCAGGATGTACCCACTTTTTCTAAAAATTTTTCCAGCATTTTTGGGCAGGTCTACTATAGCGCCGTCGTCAATGACGCGGCTGTCAGCACCAATGACAGACCAGCCGTTGCCCTGTACTCCTGCAAGAGTTGTCATGCGGCAATTCTATCATAAAACCAGTCCACACCATTGGCTAGGTACAGGTCATTCACGTCCTGATTGCCTGGCAGGTGAACTACGGTGGCTGTATTCAAGTCTTCCTTGATCCGCTTGGCTAGCTCCTGACCAGGGTTGCGACCATCTTCCTTTATGTCGTTATCAGCGAATATAAGTATTCTTTTATACGACTCAAATAGCTTTGGAAAGTGCTGTTTCCACTGAGAAACGCCAGCAACCCCAACAGCAGGTATGCCGACAAGACCACTAAGCACAACCGTGTCAAGCTCACCCTCGCAGATTGCGATTGTCTCTGACCTTTGGTGTAAATCCATGACATTGAATAGTCCTATCTTCTGCCCAGTGGGCCATAGATACTTGGGCGTACCGTCATCTAGTCGTCGGAACTTAATGCCGACCACACCAGCAGGAGTACGGTAAGGGATGCTAAGCATGCCGACAGCCATCTCATGTCCAGCGCTAGGCCCCACGACGCTTCCAAGCTGGAAGGTACTTGCTACCTCTGGAGTTATTCCCCGCGCTTGAAGGTAAGCCAATGCCTGATCGTTTATGTTGTGTGCGTACCGTTGCGCTGCTTCCGTTAGCAAGGCTCTCTGCTCTGCGTTTAACATCACCAAACTCCTTTAAGTTCTCTTTACGTGCGACCAAATCATACACGTCTCCGAGNAGTTGGCACACTAGACAGTTGTACTTCTGCTCATCTAAGTTGTAAGCCGCGCTTGCGTGGCTGTCATCATGNACCACGCACTTGCATGGCACCCATCCATAACGATNCGATACTGATACACCGTAAGACTCAAGCACTGCTGCAAGGTCAGGNTTANTNNNCANGTATGCTNTGATACTACTTCCTTGAGAACTTCAACCTTTGCCTTCAACGCAACAATTTCTTTTTCTTGTGCGTTGATTTTTGCGTGAGCGTCTGCTAATTGCTTTTTATATGCTTCATCATTACTGACCGTAACAACCGCTTCGGTAATCTGATGACGTGATGATTCATTAGTCATGTATCTTTGCCCACTGGTCCAAGGTCTGCACTACCCATGCTTGGTCAATGCCTGCCATGCGGCGCTTGACGATGACATAGGACGGTGGCACATCTTCTAGTCCTCTAGCCTTTGCATAATTCTGCGCTTCAACCGTAGCCTCACGCCAGAACTGGGGAAGATCCATCTTAGCCGTTGCCTTTAACTCAAACACGTAGGGCTTACCAGCGACGATAAGAACAAGGTCGCCCTCGTCATTAGCGCCTGCCCTGGCAAGCCTTTCCGTGATTGCCTTCGGTAGTCTTCCCCTAAACCACCGAAGAACATCTGTCTCAAACTGAGAGCCTTTGCGCTTACCGTATGTACTCATAGTCCTAGTATCTCACATAAGTCAGAGGCGTTGTGCTTCATAAGGAAACGACGCGCCAATGACATTTCCTCTGGGGTGTTGTCCACTAGGACAATATGTTCTGCCGTGACAAAGTAATCTTCCTTACTGGCCATATGCGTACCCAATCTGCTCTGTTGATCTGTAGTTATATACAAGCATGCGGGAAGCATCTGTCCATAGGGATACATACTGAGCGCCACTGGCACTGTTCTTAGCAAAGCGGTTCTTAACAGCCGCAATTCTAAACTCACCTGTATNGGGCAGAAGGGCTACGGTAATAATCATCTCAGGCAACTGAGAGATTTTACCTTGAATGGACTTGCGACTCGGTGGCATATCTGCCTGACCCTCACCTTCGCTGGTGTGGTGTAGCAAAAATACCGCTGCCTCTGTCTCTCTAGCAATGTGGTGCATTGCCTTAGCTATCTCACGCAGACCAGACCATTCGTTTTCGTGCATAGACACAACGTTCATGGCATTGTCCACTATGAGCAGGTGGGGATACTCACCGTATGCCTCAGCATACGCGTCAATGGCTAGATAAATTTCGTCCAAAGTAGGTGACGGTGCAAAGTCAAACTGAAGGTGGCTAATGCTATCCAGTTGATCCGAATAGAACTGAGTGCCTTCTTCAGTGGCAAAGCCTTCTTCTACCGTTGATACTCTGTGACCGCTAATCATAGCAGCAGCGCGAATCGCAGTCGTGTAAGCATCAGTATCAGCGCTGATATACAGCGTTGGTACTTTCATATGAACGGCAAAGTGCAATGCCAACAATGACTTACCAGCGTTAGGAGCGCCAGCAATCATTGTCAACTGCCCCCGCCTGAACCTAATCCCTTCGTTCTGAAGCGTTGGGAATAGGTCAGGCAAGATAGCATGGTCATTGGTTGACTTAGCCGCTGCTTGCGACAGCGATAGCATTAACTATGCAGACTTAGTACGGCACTGGTTGGCGCGGTCAGGGCTGGTGCAAGAGTAGAAAGCGTTGTATGGCTTTCCTGTCTTAGATGACACGCCACCCTGTACGAACTTCATTGGTCCGTGAACGCAGGTTGGTGTTGATCCTGCAATCTGCGGCTGAGCAGGTGCTGCTGCCACTGGTGCTGGTGCAGACTTAGCTGCCCACACTGGCTCGTCTGATGCTACTGGTGTAGCACCAAGACCAACGACTGCATTGCGCACACCATTGGCATTAGCCAATGAGCCAGAGACTGCTGCGATTTGTGCAGCAGAGTCTTGAATGTTCGCCAGCTCTGCATCCAATTCAGCTGCATCGTCAGCGTAGAGGTTGATAAGCGTTCCGTCAGCCAACTTAAAGTTGACCTGGAACTTGGTGTTGTTTTGTGCTGCCATATTCTTTCTCCTTATTTTGCTTTAGCTAGTGGGTCAAAATCTTTGGCCAATGGGCCACCGACGGCGTAACAATAGTCCTTTACGCCACATGTGCGACACGACATGCCGACATTGGGTAAAAAAATTTCTGCCTGTAAGCCGCGTTCAAACTGGGCAAACATCTCCGTCAATACAGGAATGGTCCAGCGCTCAATACCTGCCGATGGTTCCAAGCATGCGCCACGTGCGTCATAGTATGCACCGTAGAGTGGGCGTACACCATAGAGCATCTCAATGCAGGACGCGTACACGCCAAGCTGCAAGGATGAGTCAGGTGTGCTGGAGCCAGTCTTTAGATCCACGACAGTGAGTGAGCCATCGAAGTTCTCTAACACCATATCGGCAAAGCCTTTAATCTTTACATCGCCAAAGGCAACTTCAAAAGGAAGTTCTACCCCTGGCTTACCGTCAGGTGCAATCCAAATCTTCCACTTGTTGTTCACAAAAGACGATACAAAATCCTGAAGCATCTTGTAGCCGTTCTCATCCCACCAAGCTTTATCTTCCTTGTTGGGGTTGGCTACGGTCTTGCGACCACCAGTGCGCCAGTCGTTTGNGTTGGTGCCAGTCTTGCGTTCTACATCACCAATCTGGTCAAGAAACGCTGTATCCCATAGGGCTTTTAGATCAAGACTCACTGGGCACTTCTTCTCCGAGAATAATTTTCTTTGCTTCTAGCAAGCCATCACGACGGCCTTGTGCCTTCTCGGATGTATCTTCAACGTTATCGTTGAACGCAATCATAATGCGACGAGCAAGCTCTTTGCGCATGACAATTTCTGTTTCCACAAAAGCTTTCTGGAAAGCTTCCTGGCTAATTACCTTTGCTCGTCTAGCACTCATCGTCTTCGATCCATCCGTCCCATTGTAGTTCTACTGAGTCAACTGTTTTCATAGACTGAGCCATTGCCCAGACGCTAAGCTTGTACATAAAACTGCCGTACCATGTTCTAATCATTACTCTCCCCGTTCTGGATGAGGCGCTTGTGCGAGGCTGGAGCATAACACACATTGCATATCTGTAAAGTACATGCCAATGGTGTTGTCGTCATAAAACTTGACTTTGAGGTGCCATGTGTCAGACCCGCATGGGCAGACACGGATAGGTCCTAAGCTGGTGTAGTCAGCCTTCTCGCCATGAATGACGACAAGGTCCTTAATTGGCTTAGGCTCTTTCTTCGCCATTGTTTTCCAACGTAGCTAGTANNTACTTCTCCACTGCTTCGTGGAACGCAGAGCCGCCGACAAACCACCAAGCAGGATCGCCTTGGATGGCTTGACCGCGTTCTAGTTGCCAGGCTTTGCCGCAGCGCAGCCATGAGGTGAACGAGCTAAATGAACGGTGCCCAATGAGGGGCGTATCTGATTTATTCATGGCTGAAGTGTAGCACCCGCGACTGACATTCCCCCATGCCTGCAAGGCGACACGCCCTATGAGGATACAAATTGACGGAAAAAATTTCCTATGGTTATACTATGAGCGTAGCGAATTACATAAATAGATACGGCGCTTCCAGCGCCTATATATAATATATATAATAATCAACTGATAATTCTGTAAAATGGCATAAAAAAATAACCCCCCGCTGTTAAGCGAGGGGCATTTTCTACACGCTAGCCGTTTGGCCTATCCTTGCGGATTACACAGGGACGGTTCAAGCGCGATATTACTTAGCTGGTGGCGTTGGTGCCGCAGCCGCTGTCTTGAAATGGTTATATGCACCAACGGCGACAGGTCCGAGAACTGCTACAACAGCAGCCCAGGCTACAGCCTTGAGGTGATGGTTACCAGTCTGCCAGATAGATACGCCAGCAACAAGAAGTGCGGCAAGGTAATGCTCTACGATAGCTTTGTTGAACTTCATAATTCTCCCTATAGTGAGATGCTGGATTGTCCCAGCCCTACTACGGTACCATAGCTACGGCTTTTAAGTACGCATCCCATGGGAAGTTTGCGCCAGGATCCGTATGTCCGCCAGCTATTTTCTTGGCAAGGGTAATGTCGTTATGTCCGCAAAAACCCGCTTTACCAGCCAGTACATCCTCTGGTGATAGCTTCACTAGGGGGATGTGGTTACGACGGGCTATATCGGCTGCTAGGGCCGCAGAAACGTGTAGTTCTGCAATGCTATAGCCATCGCCCCATTGGGCTGGAGTTTGAGCCGCAAAGCCTGCATGCTCAATAGAAATAGACTCTTGGTTTAGAGCGTAGTCATCGACAGCCCATGCCGTATCTGTCTCTAGAACAGACTGGATAACCTGCTTGTCGTCACACATATAGTGGGCAGAGGCTTGTGGTGCTGTAGTGCCTGCGAACCATGCGGCTACTTGCTTGGCACGACCTTCTGTCTCTGGCGTTTCCATGGTGTGAATAACGATCAGGCGTGGGGTATGACCAGCACGACCTTTGGTGTAGTTACGTGCTTGGATGAATGGGTATGTTACTGCCATATCAACCTTTCTGCTAAGTCTCCTGGGTTGCATACATCTGGGTTATCGCAGACTAGAAAGCCAGCCTTTTGGTAGCACTCTGCTACAAGTTCGGAGCAGATGTACCCATCATGATTTGCAAGGTAGTGGAGAAATTTTTTGGGAAAAATTTTTACGCCTAACGCACGAAACGCAAGCATGATGATAATGCCGAAATTGTATGGCCGTCCGATTGCCAGGTTGGCATAATAAACAATCGCGTTGCGTTGCTCCGCAGACAGCTCTTCGTGCTGGTTCCATGCAACCAATGGGTAATCGCTAAGGTTGCTAAGAGCAACGCCAGTGGGATTAGCTTCCACAATTTTGCCATTACCGACATAGATAAACGCATGGTTCCAACGAGATATTGTTCCTAACCGAATGAGCTTGCCAAAAAATCCGCCAGTGCGGACTACGCCATAGTCGCCTATGCGTGGTTCATAGCTTGTCATCGTTCTCCAATAGGTCCTGGAGATGCTCAATCTCCTGCTTCTCTAACTTCAAGATGTGGCGAATAATCATCGCATCGCGCTTGGTCTGGCCAATCATGGCAATACCGATGATAAGTTCTACGGTAACTGCTAGCCATGAGGCTAGGTTCATCCACTTAATGTAGGCGTGAGTATCGGTGAACCAAGTAGGTTGCCACCACCAGACAAAAGTAACGCCAGTCCAAAGGATGACGAAGAACCAGTTGCGGATAATGCCTTGAATCTTCCAGCTAATCTGTTCAGAGAAGGTGAGCACATCGCCAGTAGCTTCGTGGATGTATTTCTTCTTAAAAAGATTAATCATTATGCTCCCGAATATGCTGCTCAAACTTGCCATTGAGTGTGCCCAGGTCTACCGCTATATTCTGTTGCTTTTCTACCAAAGTCTCAATCATGGGAATGACGCGCTTGTTGATAGCATCGTTTAATGATCCGCCAGAGTTGGGCAAAACTTCATGCTTGATAACTTTAATATCCTCTTTGCTGTCCTTGTCCATATCCTTGATGACGTTTTGTACGCCATGCTTAAAGATGTACCAAATGCCTGTGGCAGTAGCGCCAACGGTAAAGATAGTGTTGTAAAGGATGGTGGTTATATCCACTTTGGTAGTCATTCCTAGCCTAGCTTTTAGAGGTTAGTGGTACGGAATTGGATGTAGCAAATACCGCCAAATCCTTTGAAGCGACGGTCAGGTGGTGACATGCGAACAAAGGAGAGTGAGTCGATAACTCCCTGGACTGTTTCGTTTGTTGTAAAATCTTGCAGAACAACTACGTCTCCATTTGACTCAATGTTTTCCAGGGTGAACAATCTTTCGGCTGCATAGCCTTCATAGCCAAGGGCCATGTTGTAACGGTCTTGCTCAAAGTCATAGACAAGAACAGGCACGTTGATAGAGCGCTCACGACGTACAGCAGGTACGGCCTTGAGCTGATAGCCGTTAAGGGTGCTTGCGCTTAGCCCATCGCTGGTAGGAAAGAGCGTGAACCTAAAGCCAATAGACTCAAGGGGCACATCAATACCCGTGGTAATGTCTTGGTTAGCATCAAAGTTTTTATCAATAGTCACAATGTCGTTGACATACAAAGTTGGATCAACCGTTGAGACTTTAACTTCTCCAACAATAGGAGAGGTGATGCGGGCCTTGATAAGCTTGAAGTGCTTATCTTCCAAGGTGAGATAGCGAATCTGACCAGTCTGAAGATAGCCACTGGAGACAAGCTTGCCTGTTGAATGAGAGTTGGTTGGGTCTGTCTGAATGTACACACCCTTGCCCTGAACGCTAAACATGATGCGGTTAGACTTGCCATAGACAGCAACATCTTGCGCAGTTCCTGTAACGCCAGCAGGCGCACGAAGGTTGGTAGCGTAAGCTACTTGGTTAGCAGCAACTTCTTTGCCAAGGTCAAGCTTGACTAGACCAGATGACTTGGTGCCATCTCCGTTGTCGATGTAGTTGCTGACGGTGCAGTAAGCAAAACGGTCATTGAAGGCAACATAGTTCACCCAGCCGTCAGTTCCCGATGGGGTGAGGTAGCTAGCAGTAGCTGGATCATAGCCCTGGGTAATGACAGTCATTGGGCCATAGGTGACATAACCAGAAGAGACAAAGCCTGACGTGTCGATAGTTCCTACACGCACACCACGGTTAGTTCCAAAGACCATGTACTTGCCAACATACGAACCAAGGCTAAGGATAATCTCGCCACGTGGCATGTCAGCAGCAGTCAGTGCCTTGTTAAGCAATGGCACTGCGCCTGTTGTATCAAGGGAAAGGCGATACACGCTAGACACATCGCCAACGTATCCACTGGTGTAGATAGCGTTAGGGCCTTCGCATACGCCAGTCCATACCCATGCTGGGTTAGTGTGAGCGTAGATAGGGGTTGTGTTGTTTGTAGAAAGAACGATAGAACCAGTGGCTGAGTTGTTCGGAGCCACGTTAGCGTTCTGGATATTCAGTGCTACCTGGTAAGGGGTAGGAACATCGATAACTTCCCATGTACCGTTGTAAGGAGAGCCAACGGATGTAATGGTTACCAATGATCCGACGGTGAAGTTGTGTACGCCAGAAGTGGTGATGACAGCCACGTTACCTGTATAGGACATGCTAGCGTTGCTGTATGGTCCAAGCACTGTGCCAGTGACGGTGTAGCTGGTGATAGGAGTAATCTCAAATAGGTAGTTATTTACGCCAGCGATAAGACGCTGCTTCACCCAGTTCATCTTTACGTTAGTAACAGTGCCAGTATTGGCAGTTGGGTGAGTAAAGACTAATGTGCCGTTGGTGCCAAGGCTGAGTGGGCCTTTGTAAATACCTGTAGCGTTAGCTACATAGTAGTACGTTCCATCGTGGGCAATGTCAAGGATTGCGCTAGAGCCACCCCATGTAACAGAGGTAGGGGCAGAGCCTTGTGTTACCTTGTAGACCGATGAGCCATCAGCAATAAGAGAAAAGTCATTGGTGCCATCGTTGCCACCTTCCATCATAATGTTGGTTCCGCTGCTGGAATACAGCAGGTCAACATCAGGGAGCAGGTCAACGCGACCAGTGTTAAATACTTCTACGCCAGCAGACTTGTTGAAACGCAGGTTAACCGTATCGCCTTCAACTGGTTCTTCGTAGCGAATACCAGCGCCATAGTGGAAGCTAGACTGAGCGCGCAGCCACCAGCCAGTGAGAGTCTGCTCACCAGGCTCTTTCTGCATATCGATTTGTTGCTTACGATACTGCGCAGTTTCGCGCTTGTAAGGATATTTATCGTTAATGCCAAAGAAGAATGGCAGGCCAGCAATGGCGCAGTCAAAGTTGTTAGATGTATTGACAAAGGTGTTACCCGCCGTACTTGGCTG